GTCATGTTCTAGTCGATGATTCGTGCTGTCAAATTGAGTCATGGTCCTTTCGAGTTGGTGGATGTCGTTGCCTTAACTTTAACGACCGGAACCGATAGAAGCGATCAACGCGGACCGGCGCGTCAAAGGTCGCCTTGATGCGCACCGCTGCTCCGCTCGATGTCTGGACCGCCTCAGCAACCGCCGCAACGTTCTGGGCAAGCTCAAGCGTCGTATCGATGTCCAGCACCGGGGTTGGCCCCGGGGGCTGGCCCTCTTCGCCTTCTGCCAATATCCAGCGATCCGTCTGCAAGGGAACTACCGCAAAGCGTCCAAGCTGACCGCTGCTGTCTTCCTCAACCGGCGTGACAATCTCAAAGGGCCCCGAAAACTGCGTGTTGTGGTCCAGCACAATGCTGCGACGGCTCTTGGCCAGCACGGCCTTGATGTTGGTGCCATAGGCTGCCCGCCGCTCCGCCTGCTGACGTAATCCGATTGCCCGCGCCAGACGCACCGCCTGATTGTGATCTTGGCACCCCAAGATCGGCACCTTGAGATAGTTTGGCTCACTCACGCCGTCATAGTGCAGGGTGTTGACCCACGGTGCGGACGGTTGCTTGGTGAAATTGTGGACCGGGCTGATGTATTCCACGACCACGCCATCCATCGGCGCTTCGCCATCATCGACCGTCTGTGTCTCAGCAGTGAAGATGTCGCGCGCCGCGGTAAACGTCAGGGTTGGCGCTTGGTAATATCCACCCTCGACATAGGCTTTTCCTTCATCGTCATAGGCGACAAAGCCGTCACACGCCGCGAGGATCTCGCCTTCGCATTCATGGCGTGGCTTGTTGTCCGCAAAGGCAACACCGGCGCGATAGAGAGGCACCGGGTCACCGGCCCTGTTTAGCGCGGTTGTGTCGAAGATATCCGCCCATTCCTCGACCTTGGCCCAGTTGATCGAATCCATGCTTTGACCGCGCCCGCGTGGGTGCGTGCGGAACCACGCCCAGACGATGGCCGGATTGCCGTCGCTCGCCGTCCAGGTGCTGTCGTCGTCAATATCGTGCGCCACGTTGCGAGGGTCGTACATCCGCTCGAAGTTGCCCACGATACCGATGCTGGGCTCACCGATCCCGATGGGCCCGCGCCAGCGATAGGCGTTCTGACGCTTTTCTGGCCGAACAGATCTCCCCCGGATGATCGAGTAGCAGACCCCGACGCCGTAGAAGTCTGACGGAAGGTTCTCGAAGGCGTCCGTAAATGCTGCTGGCTTGGCGCCATAGAGATTTGAGGCGTCAGGTGTGACCGTGTAGATGCGCCAGACAGGATCGCGGGTTCCGGTGCCTTCGTACTGATCACCGTCTGTGTTCAGGCAAAAAGCATCCGTCAGCACATCGCCTGCCGTGAAGCCGTCCGTGCCGTCGCTCAGCTCCACGTTGATGTTGTCGAGGTAGTATTCTGGATCGCTGACCAGCTCAGCGTCACCGTGTGCAATGATGTACCAGAAATTCCCATCCGCATCGAACTCGGCAAAGATGCCGGCCGTGCCACCGACCGCAGCCCGACCGCCCGCAATGCGGCGCGGATTGTTTGAGATGCGGGAATTGATCCGCGCATCCTCGATTGTAGGTGATTGCTGCTTCGGCTTAGCCGCCAAAAGATAGCTGACACCAAGGTTCAGGAGCAGCCCCCCGATCACGGTTTGCCCAAAAAAGGCCCCAACCGAACCGCCCAAACCGAAGACCCCAGCCGCAAGAGGACTGATGGCCCCCGTAAAACCCGCCACCACGCCGGAGAAAAACACCGCGACAGGCACAGCATGGGCAGGCGCTGGTATCCACAGGACAGTGCAAAGAAGTGCGGCCTTCAGCTTCATAGCGGCCACGATGCCAAGATTGGAACCCTGCACTCCGCCATGCCGCGTCCCGGAGCGACAAAGCCGATCATGTGACCCATGTTCACTCCGACGACCTCATGTCCGCCAATTTTAGCCACAACCGCCGCGCCCAGGGTGTTTTCACCCTCCACGAAACCCGCCTGCGTCATTGCGTAGCTGAACAGCCCCAGAACTCCGCCGTACTGATCAAAGATCGCTTGCGCGCCATCCTCGTCGTTATAGGTGCCGCGCCACGGTGCCGCCGGATCGATACCTGTGACGCGCAGGACGTGACCGCAGGTTGCCGTGCAGCAATCATGGGCCTCCCATGCGAAAGGGGTCCGCATCCAAATGGAGCGGGTTTCATCTACGTGCTTTTGCATGCTGTCAGGTGCCTTCAATCGTATAGGTGCGGTTTGAATTGGCGGCGACAAATGAGCAGAAGCTGTCGCTTGCCACGCCTGCCAGCCGAGCCCGCTCGCGCTGCGACGTGTCGGTGTAAGTGCCGGATGGCGTGCGGGATCTGCCGACCTCGCCAGAGCGGGCCAAGACGGACGCCGAATAAACCCGGGTCAGGTTAGCGGGACCGCCCTCGATCCGGTCGCTGAAATTGACCTCCTGCATGGTGAGACGGTACGAAAACCTCAGCTCTGTGCCGGGGCGCATCCCCTCATCATATTTGATGATGACGTGGTAACAGGTCAGCGGGCGGCCACGCACCTTGTCATCTTCGGCCCGCATCGCCTCCATCGTTTCCTTGTCGATGTAGGGGATCGAAAAGGTGTATCGCGGGCTTGTGCCGTCGCGACTGTCTTTGACTGTCGGTGCCTTGTGAAGCTGGTTGCCTTCGCTGTCGATGGTGCCGATCCATTCATGGCCACCCGCGACAAGCACGCCCATGCCATCCCAGAGCCGCACATCTTGGTCTTTGAAGGCATAGTGAAAGCACCGGCGCACGGACGCGCGGATATCGAAGGTGTCGTCTGCCGTTCCCAACGCATCAAGAAGCTCTGTCTCAAAACTCACACCAAGGCCTCCACAAATCGCGCGGCACTCAACTGCATGTGCCGACCGCTGCTGAAATTGCCCATCACCTCACGCGCATTCGCACAGGTGACCAGCATGGTTGGGAAGAACCGGATGCCATCGGTAGTACCGACATCACGGCGCAACGGCGGGCTGACCTCGATGGTTGCGACGTCGCTGCTGTCATAGGTGATATCCATGACCTTGTGCGCGAAGTCATAGCCATCGACGTAGATGCCGAAGACATGTCCCAGCTTCAGGATCTGGCCATATGCGCCCAGATCCACCTTCAGCTCAGGCGATCCGCGCAGGCCAGCCGCCGCAATCGGCGCAGTCGGGCTGTATGCCCAGTTCTCGCCATTCCCCCAAGGCTGACTTTCGGACCAAGGGATGCCATTTTCGAATGCTTCAGCGTGGAATGAAGACAGCGGCACAAGCTGGATGGTGCGATAGAGCGGCACGCGCATCACGTTCCCATTCAACAATCGGCTGATCGTCCATGATGCATCGAGGTTTGCTTCATCTGTCGCAAATACCTCGAAGTTCATCACCAGTTCGCCACGCCCGCCGGGTTGCGGGTTCTCGCTACTGAAACCGCCCAACGTCATGCCGCCCATGGTGGATTCCCCGCCCGCCCGGAACACCTGATCGATCGGCGAGCAAAGGCCTCGCCAGTCGTAAATCTTGGGGGTGTACGTCACGTCGCAAAGTCTCCGTTCACTGCAAACTCTTGGTTAAGAGAATTCCAGTTCGTTTTGACCATATCAAAGCCCATTCCAGCGATCTGAGGTGCGGCTGCCTGAAGGGCCGCAGCAATCTGCTGCGCCACGCCCTCTTGCGCACCGCGCGCGTCGATGTTGATCATCATGGTGCCGCCTGACTTCTTGCTGTCCATCTTTCGCGCTGTGTCCTGCCGGGATGTCACGACCGCGCCCATTGGCGTCGATGTGACCGCCTCCGGGCCGTACTCGCCGACGATGCCTGTTTGCCCTTGGCCGATTGTCCCGCCCGCGTCGAAGAAACCGGCAAACGCATTCATGAGGAGCCCGCCAACTGATGTTGCAGCTGTGCCTCCCTGTGCGAGGATGTTCTTGTTCGCTATTGCCAACGCCATCTGTTTGACCACGTCGATAAGTGCGTCTTTCAGATCGCCAGTACCATCAAGCAGCTTGTCGATCGCTGACCCGCCCGCATCGCGGAACTGGCTCCACATATCGGTCCCCTGTCCGATTGCCGCCATGGACTTTTCAAACGCTTCCTGCGCCAGACCATAGGCGTCGGCTGCGTCGTTTGTGGTGATGTATCCAGCTTTCATCGCCGAGTTGATTGTCTCCTGAGCCTCAGCAAGCTGCTGGCTTGCGCGCACAGCGGGGTCCAGCGATGCAAGAAGGCTGTCATATGCTTCCTTGGTGCGGTTGACCTCGGA